CTATTTATGAAACGGCTTCGAAAAGAAGTCGGTAAAGTACGATTCTACCATGCGGGAGAGTACGGGGAAAAATTAGGTAGGCCTCACCACCACGCTTGCTTATTCGGGTATCAATTCCCAGATCTGAAAAAGTGGCAAGTCAAAAACGGAATTCAATTATACACAAGTGAGACGCTCGAACGGATCTGGGGACATGGATACTGTGTAATAGGTGAGGTAAATTATGAAAGTGCGGCATATGTCGCACGCTACATAATGAAAAAAATAACAGGTGAGGATGCTAAGGAACACTATAAAGGAAAAACACCAGAGTATACCACGATGTCACGGCGTCCTGGTATCGGAAAAGAATTCTTTGACAAATATAAAAACGACATATATAATCATGATCACATAATACTAAAAAATAAATCGCTACGTCCACCAAGGTACTATGATGGATTGTATGAGGTGGACGAACCAAATAAATACCAAACAATAAAACAAAACAGAAAGGAAAAAAATAAAAACAAAAAACAACTAACAAAAAATCAGAAGTATCAAAGGTTCATCAATGCAAAAAAAGTAACAGAACAAAAACAGAAACAAAACAGAAAAAACAGGAGATTAGAAAATGAATAACGACATTTTCGCCATTCGTGATCTTAAAATCGGTGCTTACAAGTCACCATTCGTTGCTCGTAATGCAGGGGACGCTACCCGTATGCTTCAGGGTGCTGTCCGTGCTGGCAACTCTCAACTCTCAGAATATCCTCAGGATTTCGAACTATACTATATCGGTACGTTCAATGACCTCTCGGGTCAATTGGACTCGGTCAAACCAGAATTCGTGTGCTCAGCACTGTCCTTAGTAGCGCCTAGCGCGATCTCCTCCAAAGAGATCGCGCCCAATGGCGCGGCTGGGGGTGTCTAATGTCTTTTTATCTTAGGGGTATAAGCCACCTCGTACCAGAGGACAACCATTCAAAAACGGAATTCCCTATTCCGTCTATCACTCAGCAACACTTCAAGCATGAAGTGAACATCAATACGATCATCGCCAAGTTTAATAAAACGGGAATACTCGGGGACGGCCAAGCGGCCGTTCCCCGATATGCTGATGTCAGCCTCTTCGGAGATTTCCGAGAGGCTCAGGAGAAAATACAAATGGGTAAAGATGCCTTTATGGCCTTACCATTTGAAGTAAGAAAATTGGCAGGGAACGACCCACAAAGGGTGTGGGAAGTCTTGACAAATCCCGCCAATAGGGGTATATTGGAAGAGGCTGGAGTCCTTGAAAAGATACCAAAAAAGGTCGATCCGAGTGCTTCGGTCGACCAGTCCGCACAGAAACCTACTTGATGTAACTGTGCGGACTGACACCAAAAGGGGAAAAAATGGTCTCTGATACACTCTTGCTTGTAGCAAACAATGACACCGCACAAGCCATTGCGGTGATCCTGCAGGGCATATTTTTGATCATAGGCGCATTAACCACCCTCATCAGGAGGAAGTAAAATGAAGTCGGTCATGCAACACCAGTTCAGCCAGATTCCGCGTGCGGAAATCCAGCGTTCGGTATTCAACCGCAGCCACGGCTACAAGACCACGTTCAACGTGGGCGGTCTCTATCCTATCTTCGTCGATGAGGCATTGCCGGGAGATACGTTCAGGCTTTCTGCAAGTATCTTCGCGCGGTTGGCAACGCCAATCGCTCCGATCATGGATAACATGTATATGGAGACGTTCTTCTTCGCGATTCCTCACCGGCTGGTGTGGGATTCTTGGCAGGCATTCTGCGGAGAGCGGCTGGATCCGGATACTGATATTACGACTCTCCGGGTTCCCCAAGTCACCTATGCTACCAACGCGGCCGTTGGGTCTCTCTCGGACTACATGGGTATCCCTACGGGTATCTCCGGACTGACCCCGAACGCACTGGCATTTCGTGCGTATAATTTGGTCTACAATGAATGGTTTAGAGACCAAAACCTGCAGGACAGCATAACAGTAAAAACTGATGATACAGATGACTCGGATTCGCTTTACGTTGTTAAGAAGCGCGGAAAGCGTCATGACTATTTTACATCGTGTCTCCCGTGGCCTCAGAAGGGTGACGCGGTTATGCTGCCGATCGGCTCCGAAGCCCCAGTCATCGGAAATGGAAATGTACTGGGTTTGATCGGTGCCGATGCAACTACCCCGTTTCCTCAGAGGGAAGGCGGTCTTTGGGTTACAAATACTACATCTTTTAACGCGGTTGGGTTTAACAATTCATCCGGAGTTGTTGGGGATCCCGTTGATGCTACAGTAAGGTCTCAGGGTACCCAAAGCAGGGACGGGGTGCTTGTTGGTGTCAGTCAAAATCCAGATAACAGCGGTTTAATCGCTGACCTCTCTCTCGCTACTGCTTCTACCATTAACGCTATTCGTGAAGCGTTCCAGCTCCAGCGTATGCTCGAGCGTGATGCCCGTGGCGGTACAAGGTACACGGAAATCATCCGTTCGCATTTCGGTGTCGTGTCTCCCGATGCGCGCCTTCAGCGGCCGGAGTATCTCGGTGGTGGGTCGTACAGGGTCAACATTAATCCCGTACAGCAGACGGCGCCCACCCTTGCAACAACTACCCCTATGGGTTCTCTCGCCGCATTCGGAACCGTAGCCGGTTCAAGCGGCGGATTCAATAAGTCCTTTACGGAACACAGCATCATCATAGGTTTGGTCAATGTCCGTGCCGACCTGACCTATCAGCAGGGTCTCAATCGCATGTGGTCACGGCAGACAAGGTACGATTATTACTGGCCGTCTCTCGCTCACCTGGGCGAACAGGAAGTCCTCAACAAGGAAATATTCGCTGAAGGAACCTCGACAGATGACGAAGTCTTCGGATATCAGGAAAGATTTGCCGAATACAGATACAAGCCCAGTATGATTACGGGCGCTTTCCGGTCAACATATGCCACCTCTCTTGATGTGTGGCACCTCTCGGAAGAGTTCGGGGCTTGCCCCCAGCTGGGGGATTCGTTTATCAAAGATAGCACTCCTCTGGACAGGTGTATTGCCGTGTCGGAGCGTACAGGTCCCCAGTTCATCTTCGACAGCTACTTCGATCTGAAGTGTGCTCGCCCCATGCCGGTTTACTCTGTTCCCGGTCTGGTCGACCACTTCTAATAGGGAGGGGGGGGATGCATCCCTCCCCTCTTCACTTAACAGGGGGAAAAAATGGCAGAAAAAGAGGATTTCAAATTAGATCCGGTGATTGCCGGTCAAGGAATATCTTCGGCTGGAAGTCTTGCATCTTCCCTTATAGGGTATGCAAGCGCAAGAAAACAGGAAAAATTTCAAGAGCGGATGTCAAATACTGCTCACCAGCGAGAGGTGGCCGATCTTCAAGCGGCTGGGCTAAATCCTATTCTCTCTGCCGGTGGTCATGGTGCATCTACTCCAGCAGGATCGTTGTTCACTCCTGACAACCCATTTAAAGACCTTGCAGGTACTATGGCGAGGAGAAAAGAAATTCAGCAAACAGGAATTCTAAATAAAAAATCCATGGAAAAAATGGATAATGAAATTGTCGAATCTCAGACAAGAGCAGGGCTAAATTCGGCAATGGCCGAAAAAACTCTGCAAGAAGTGCAATCAGAATCTGTAAGAACGGCAATGCTTGGGAAAGAGATGGAATTACTCGGCTTTAAAGCCGGGCGAGAACTCGCAGAAACCAATCTCGCTTCTGCCAGGACAATGAACGAAAAAACAACATACGAAAGATTCAAAGCAGATTTGCCATCCCTTAAAAGCAAATATCAACACGACAAGTCTCAATTAGGCCAGTTCTATTATGGATTCGAACGGGCAAGGAAAAGCCTATTTGGAGAGGGCGGTTTGCCCGGATTAATGCTACAATTTCCAAGATTGGGGAGGTGATTAGGATGAAACGACAGCGTATGTCGCGCTCAAAAAGCCGCAAATCATTTCGGCGTGGAACTATGACCAAAGGTGCAAACCTTAGGGCTAATCCCATGCGTGGGGGGTGGAGGATGTGAGCGGTTGCATTCATCCTATCACTGCTTGGCGGGATCGTAAAGGTCAGCGGCCTGATGGCCGCTGGCCTATCGTATTCGATCAGGAAGAGGGTCACCCGGGTGAGAAGCTGCAGCTTCCCTGTGGCCAATGTATAGAGTGCCGGCTGGCACGATCTCGCATGTGGGCGGTACGTTGTGTACACGAAGCCCAGATGCATGAAGAAAACGTGTTCATCACGTTGACCTATTCACCAGAAGAGTTAAAAAAATACTGCCCGAACGGATCCCTAAACAAAAGGGAATTCGTACTATTTATGAAACGGCTTCGCTTCAAACTTCCCGGTCAAGACATCGGCGTATTCGTCACAGGAGAATATGGTGAGCAAAAAAAACGACCCCACTGGCACGCTATTATCTTTAACTGGCACCCGCCGGACGCTGTTTACAAATACTCTAACGAACGAGGAGATAAAATCTACTCATCAAAAACTCTCCAAGATCTATGGGGTCTTGGAGTTACTGAACTCGGTTCTGTCACTTTCGAAAGCGCTGGATATTGCGCTCGATACGCAGCAAAAAAACTCGTTCACGGACACGATCAAAAACACGATTTCCACCCTATCTCTAAAAAATCTTGTAAACACGCTATCGGAAAAAAATTCCTCGAAAAAAACTGGCAAGACATTTTCAACGCAGGATTCGTTCTCGTCGAAAAAAAAGACGAAATCATCAAAAGTACAATTCCACGTTATTACGAAAAATGGCTAAAACAAAATCAGCAAAAAGAATGAGAACAATA